CGTGCCGCTGGTTGCGCGGGAGATCGTGGCCTGCGTGGTTCCGCAGTGTTCAGCTACTTCTGTCTGCGACAGCCCGAGCTGGAAAAGGCGATTCAACATCTCTTGAACTGTCATGACTGGAATCCTATGAGGTTTTGCATGATTAATCATACGAATATGCATTAGCTCATGCAATAGAATTCTATTAATCCGCATTCGTATATTTGGTGAGTCATGGATATCGCTGGGCGCATACGCGCAAAAATGGCCGACATTGGCCTGAATGAAACGCAGCTCGGCAAAAGGTCTGGTGTTCCTCAGCCAACGATCAATCGGATACTGTCAGGCGAGAGCGAAAGCCCGCGCATGCCAACTATTGCCAAGCTGGCACGAGCACTTAAGGTTTCCCCTGAGTGGCTTATGTATGGAATTGGGGATGACACCTTTGATGCCAACGTTGAGTCGGCTCAGGGACCAACGCGATATTATGAATACCCGGAAATTAGTTGGGTGCAGGCTGGGGTGGCGGCGGAGGCAATGGATTTGTTCAACGTAGGCGACTTCGAAGCGATGCACCCATCCGACGCATGGGCCGGGCCTAACGGCTTCTGGCTAAAAGTCAGAGGTCCGTCCATGACCTCGACGAATGGAATGAGTTTCAGCGAGGGAATGCTGATCCTGGTGGCACCGGGCGGCGACGTGGAGAATGGTCAATATGTCGTAGCCAAGCTGATAGACACTAATGAAGCAACGTTCAAGCAGTTCATATGGGACTCGGGCCGAGCCTACCTAAAACCTTTGAACCCTGCATTTCCCACCGTAGAGGTGGATGACACATGGTCAGTCGTTGGGCGCGTGGTTGACGCAAAGTGGCCTAGATCAGTGCTTTAAATCAGAAACCGCCTAATCAAGCCCGGCTCAGGTCGGGCTTTTTTACGCCCATGAAAAATATTATGCAAAAACGTATTGACCAATATTATGAGGATTCGTATAGTCACTCCATCGAGTCGCCAGATAGGGACTCACCAGGGCCTCACCGCCCAACGCAACAAGGCAGCGATGAACCGGCCTCAACGGTTCAGAGGGTTGGCAACTGACCCGGGTGTGCAGCGTAAAGCACCAGAAGCAGTTATCCGGCGGACAGAGTCGCGGTCGGAGAGAAGGAAACGCCCACAGATTTCCTCGATGACCTTGGCGACAGGGTCATCCGGAAAATCAACCGTGGAGATTCACAATGCCAAGACTTACCTGGGCCGCATGGCTGTTTGTGATCACCCTTGTAGCCGTGCTTCTTGCGTGCTGCTGGGGTATTGGGCAGAGCGTTTAGACGTACAACCAGCGCCACGTCAGCACTGACGTTAACTGCCCGATCCTCTCTATGAGAGCGCATCGGAGTGGTCTCCACCTTTCACGACAGGCTTTAGATCGTTAAAGAACCTTCACCGAAAGCCTGAGACCACTCCGATGCGGACGAAACTGCGGCCTATAACCGCCCACCTGCATCAAGGCGTTCGGTGTCATTAACCGACGGCGTGGGAAGCGTCGATAACTCAATCTCTGGCAGCCGGAAAGACGGCACCCTATTCCACAGTGCACATACAACGGAGGGCTTCATCATGGACTAGCCAATAGCTGCCCGACGCCTCATGCGCCCGGCAGGCTTGTTACATACGAAGGTAAAAGCCCGGGCAATGTTCGGGCTTTTTTACGCCTCGCCTTTAACCGGGTGAACCAACGAATGGAGAGAGTCATGGAACGAGAAGAAACAGGCGGCGCTGCTTTCCCGCAGTCAGGCTATGGGCAATGGGCGCCAGAGGGCGGCATGACCCTGCGCGACTACTTCGCGGCCAAGTGCGATATCGAGGCGTACGCGCCTGTCGACTCGCTCTACCGAAAGAATGGGCGCAACCCAACGGTAAATGAGCTGGCTGCGTGGATCGCAGAAGTTCGCTTCATAGAAGCCGACGCCATGCTCGCAGCCCGTTCCGCCTAACCCCAAACACTGGAGGTCGCCATGAGCGATTGGATCAAGTGCAGCGACAGGCTGCCTCCGATTAAACAGAAAGTGCTGGCGTACCGATTGGGCAGGAAGACCAACGACGGCCCCTTCTTCGCCATGACTTGCGGTAACGAGCATCGTCCATGGCGCTATATCGACGGCGACCGATGCGACATAACACCAACGCACTGGCAGCCACTCCCCGCCCCGCCCACCGAATAACGCCACCCTGGAGGCAGCATGAACGCAACAGCGCTTGCACAAAGTGAATTCGATAACCGTCTGCCGCCTCCAGTCAGCGAAAGCCCTCTGGAACTGGCGCGCGCTGAGTGGCTTTACAACGCAGTGGAGCAACTGGTGCGGTTCGGCTCTGACGTGAAGTTCCAGCGGCGCCTGAGAAGGCCCCAGGGCGTCACGGTAGCCCAACTAGCACTGGCGGCTGATGAGCTGGTGAACGCCAGACAGGCGAACTGTGACATCGGCACACCGGCACTCGGGTGGCTGCTGATCGCCAACAACTGCGGACGGGCTGACAAAGAGGCCGCCGCCGAGCTGCTGGGTGCGAGCGACCACACCTTCGGCAAGCTTGGCGAACTCGCCGAGGCCCTACTCCGGCCCTTGGCCAATGACGCCCTGATTGCCCAGGCAGAGGACAACGAACTATGAACACCCCTACCGCCCTCGCACGCCTTGGCCTGGAAATCGCCAAGATGAAGAAGTCCTGCACCCCGGTGCCAGACCGGACCTTCGTCATGGGCATGATCGAAATGGCCGAGTTCGCCGAGATCATCGACTCCCGAACCGCCAACCGTTACCGCGATGCACTGGACGAAAAGTTTGTCGAGCGCAATACGCAGCTCAAGGAGGCGTCATGACAATCATCGCCGGATCATTCAAAGGTATCGCCGAGGCCCTGAGAAATCAGGGTTTCTTGTTTCTGGTAGACATTAAATGGATCGAGCAGCCTTGCAAGTGTGCGGGCCGCTGGACTTGCAAGGTGAGCGTATGAGCGATTACAGCGCGTTAAAAAAACAAGCCGAAGCTGCACGCGATAACTGCCCGATTTGGTACGAAGCAGATTCATTTTCGTTGCGCCATATGGATCTTGGCGACAGTGGGTTTGTTGCCGAGGCAAGTCCTCGCACGGTCCTGGCCCTGATCGCCGAGAACGAGGCGCTTCGCGTAAAAATCGCCCGACTCAAAGAAGATAACCGGGCGCTTCTGGAAAACCCCGGTGACGCGCTATGACCTCCTACCAAAGAGCCAAGCGCTACTGCTTCTGGCGCGGTTCTGCCATAGCACTCGCATTGTTTACGACCTGGATGATGCTCAGCGCATACGCCGGGGCAATTACTCAATAACCCCCTTCACAGCGCCCCTCTCCGGTGGCGCGGAGAGATAGTCATGTCCGCAACCAGCGTAGCCACAATCAAACCCAAGACCCTTTCCGGGCGGATGGCTGAGCGCTTCGGCGTCGATCCTCAGGAAATGATGGCGACCCTCAAGGCCACCGCGTTCAAGGGTCAGGTCACCGATGCGCAGATGCAGGCGCTGATGATCGTTGCCGACCAGTACGGCCTCAACCCATGGACGAAAGAGATCTACGCGTTCCCGGACAAGGGCGGCATCGTCCCTGTTGTTGGCGTTGACGGCTGGGCCAGGATCATCAACGAAAACCCCGCCTTCGACGGCATGGAATTCTCCATGGACAAGGACGGCACAGAGTGCACCTGCAAGATCTATCGCAAGGACCGTGGGCACGCGATAAGCGCAACCGAGTACATGGCTGAGTGCAAGCGCAATACGCAGCCATGGCAGTCCCATCCGCGCCGCATGCTTCGCCACAAGGCAATGATCCAATGCGCGCGCCTTGCGTTCGGGTTCGCCGGTATCTACGACCAAGATGAGGCCGAGCGCATCGTGGACAAGGAGGTCTCACAGCCTTCCGCCGACACTGGCCCGGCGATTGAAGCCATCCGCAACGCTCAGACCATGGAAGAACTGCAGGCGGCCTTTACAGCGGCCTGGAAGGAACTCCCCTACGACCGTGCCCAGATCACGGCAGCCAAGGACGAGCGCAAGAAAGAGCTTTCCGAACCGGTAGACGCTGATTTTGAGGAGGTGTCAGATGCAACAGGGCAGTGATGAGTGGATTCGCGCGCGTCTGGGCAAGGTCACGGCCAGCAAGGTCAAGGATGTAATGACCAAGGGTCGAGGCAAAGAGCCTTCGGCAACCCGGAAGAACTACATGATGGACCTGCTCTGTGAACGCCTGACCGGCAATCAGGGCGGCCCTGACCTCTCCCGCAACGCGGCAGTACAGCGCGGCACCGAACTGGAGCCTGTGGCCCGCTCAGCCTACGAGATCGACAAAGGCTTGATGATCCAGGAGGTCGGCTTGATCGCTCACCCAGTGATCGCTGGGTTCGCGGCATCCCCCGACGGGGTTGTCGGAGCCGATGGACTGATTGAGATCAAGTGCCCCAACACCGCGACTCACATCGGCGTCATCCAGTCTGGTCGCCACGACAGCCAATACGAGTGGCAGATGCTGGCCCAAATGGCGTGCACCGGCCGGGCCTGGGTCGACTTCGTGACATTCGATGACCGTATGCCCGACGAACTGCAGTACGCCTGCTTCCGATTTGAGCGCGATGACAAGCGCATCGCCGAAATGGAAGCCGAGATCCAGGCCTTTCTGGAAGAACTGGCCGAACTGGAGAAGGAAATGCGGGAGCGGATGAGGAGCAAAGCAGCATGATCAGCATCCTACAGAACGAAGTAGAACGCCTTCGGCCAGCATCCGACGAACTGGCCTCTGCGGTTGAGCAATTCCTGGCGGCCGGCGGCAAGATCGAAGAAGGCCCCGCCAGCGGCTATATCCCGAAGCCGATCACGTACAGCACTCAGATGCCACCTGCGCCGAAACCATTCGTTCGGCGCCGAGTTGAGCCTTTCACACCTCCGCCTCCCACTCCGCTTGAGATCAGGCAAGAGCAACGCCGTAAGCGAGTGGAATGGGTGATGGAACTCGCTCCCGACCACACTCAAAGCGAAGTGATCGACATCACCGGAATCGGTCGTAGAGCACTGCTCGCCATGTCGAAAGAATTCGACTTCAAGTTCAAGCGCTCATCCCACGGCGGGCACAACAGCCCGGATCGACTCAAGGCCGCCGCCGAGCATGAAGCAACTCTGGTCGAGCGAATCAACGCGTTCAAAGAG